ACTTTTCAAGCTCAACCGGGTTTTTACGAATACGCTCCCATTGCTCGACAGTCAGCCGCTTATCAATGGCGTACTGCATCGCCTCTTTTTGGATGACCGACTCTTGCTCTTTAGCTAGACTCATCGCCATACGATCAAGAGCATCACCAATGTTGCCGATACTTCTGGCTGACACAAGAGATGACTCGAAGCGATACGATGGCGCTGGCGCTGGCGCGACCAGCTGCATTTCAGATCGTTGTGGTTTTGGTAATTCAGCCATTTTATTTACGTTAAAGGAGTTTCAAATTCAATTGTAGAGTTAGAAAAAAACCCTCCCGGTGTTTGCAATTCTTTACCAAACTTATAACCACCATACGCAGACAACCCAGCTTCCAAGATAGACCCCATCAACGCATCCTTGCCCGCTTGACGATAAAGTTTTGCTTGAACTTCTCCTGCTATTTGTGCCTCAAGTCCAGCATTTAAAGATTGAACAGCATTTTCACGAGCAATATCAAAATCACGCCCAGACAAAATACCTTGTTGAAACATAACCTCTGCTGGCGATCCTTCAAAAGCGCGAACTCCACCAGCCGCAGCACGAGCATTTACAGCAGAATAAAATTTGCGCTGGTTTTGCAAAACAGTTAATGCTTGATTATTTGCATTTAATGCGCCAACTCTGCCACGCAAAGCTTCTCTTTGGCCTTGTAGCCTAGATTGCTCTGCCTGCATGTTGTACATTTTTTGTTGCTGGACACCGCTATAAATCTTTGAGCCAGCAGAAACAATAGCAAATACAACTGGTAGTGACATTATGTCCCCGCGTAAGTAGCTACTTTATATTCCAAACCCAAGAGCGTCATCTTTAATGGCAACGTTTGAGTGACATCTACATAAGCTTCTTTGGTATAGCCGAGCATTGCCTCAAGCTCTTTAATGCCAGTATATGTTGGCTCTGGCAAATCAAGAACATCCTCACCAAACTTTTTAAAGGTTACCAACTTGTCGTTAATAACAAAATGTTGAGTCTGATATACAATGGCATTGACCTCAACGATCCGCTTCCTAAACGAAGTCCTTATCCCAGCCGTTGTTTTTACCTCAACAGGCATTGTTTTAATACGAACAGATATCGGTAATCCAACTTCGTAAGAAGCAGCAGCAGCACGTTCAAACGTCACAGACCCGCTTGCAACAACTTCATTTTCAAGCACGACACCATCTGCTATAACATTAACAGTCTTGCCATTAAGCGGAAGACCTGAAGCAGAAGCAGCAGCCCCACCAGTCTTATGACAATCTGTAAACGTGCCGTCGCTAAATAACTCAACAAAGTAGCGATTTGTCCCACTAATATTCCTTTTTACTAACACATAAATGTCTGTTACATCAACGCCAATTTCTTCAAATGTTCCATCAGTAATAAACTCTGAGGCGGCAACAATCTGTTGAGATCGGAGTACGGTATAAACCGCCATTGTTCCGTCAGTTGTATTGGGAATCAATAACAAATCACCCTCATCTGTAGATGTGGCTTTACGCAACGCTAGACGTTTCGGCCCCTTCATTAAATGCGATGATAGTAACGATACTCGTTGTGTTGTATAAGTCGCTTCAGTGTCGGTATAGATAAACTCGTTGACACTTTTGCCTTGACGTTGAAGATAGATAGTGCCACCATCAAGTTGCTGGACTCGAACACCTTCTTTTGACCCGTTCTTACTTGCAGATTTTACAAAAAAGTTGGTTGGGGTAATTGGGTCTAAGCCTGATTGCGGAACATAGAACTCAGCGCCAGTAGTAAATATTTGCAGATCACGAGCAGAAATAATATCAACAATGGTGTTAAGTTGATTTGTGTCCAAAGTGGCTTCAAGCGCATCGTCTTCATATCCACTGTCCGGTCTAAAATCAAAGAACAATCCAACCTTGCTACCCCATACAGTTGATACACGGTTTTTAGACCCACCAAAATACAGACGACCTTCATGAAAAGTTACCGTCCGAGGATAACCTTTAGTCGAAGACCAAACTGCCTCATAACCGCCCTCAACTTCCCAAGAACCACTGGCAATCGCATTGGTGTCAAAGAACGGTATCTCAGTGATTCCCCGTACCACAGTCCCAGAATCATAAGCAGTTATCCTTAATCGACCCTGTGGTGTTGCATTGATGTATTGGCCTACACTACCCGCAGTAAATACCGAAGCAGATGCCGTAATCTTAACCGTGCCAGAAGTCTTATCAGGCGTAAGCGTCGCAGCGGGATTCGTAAATGTTTGCGTAAACGCATAATACGGTATCGAATCAAATGCAATAGCCGAGATTGTCCATGAAGCATCTGTCCCTCCGCGAACCAGTTTTACCGGGCTAAAGTCTGGATGAACAATAATCATTGTGTCAGCCGACTGGGTATAGCAGATCGTATTTAAACGAGAGCCAGTCAGCCCAACAGAACTTGTATCAAGGTAACTGTTGCCGCTACCATTAATATTAGTAATTAGTGTGCCATCCTTAAACACAGCCATCTGGTTATTGGTAAACACCAGCATGTAGCTGTCAGTCACGCTAAATTCAAATGGAACTAATCTTGCGCCAGATGAGGCATTTGCAATCTCAGCAAGATACTTTAATCCCGGACGGCGTTTAACTCCACCTTGCGGCTGGACAATAACATTCGTCAACTTCTCACAAGCATTCTCATATTGTTTTAAATCAATACGCGCACGAAGTAGCGGATCAATCTCGCCCGAAGTAAAGTTAGTCTGGATGTTGATGAAGCGAGTCATCAGTACCTCACAGCGATCAGGCTGTAATCTTCAATCGACTGTGGTGGAGTCCCTTGACCGTCAATGTTTGCTGCAATACGAAAGTAACCACCACGACCATTGTCGCCGGGAGTACCAACAGCCACCACCTGCCAATACTGCGCTTTAGAAACCTGATCCGTCAACGGTTCTGCTAAGTGCCATGCCATCATGTATTTTAAAAGAAGGACAAAGTACACTGGCATCTTGTTTTCAGGCACAGAGAACTGGTAATCAATAACGATAGTCGGTGAATTAGTCAGCAACTTATCTTCGTAAATTTCCCAATCAGTAAATGGCCTATCGCCAACAGCAGTGCTAGTAAATGCAGCGCGGGGGGGGCCAATGCGATCAGCGGGAAGTTGATATGCGTAACGCCATTCGTTAATTGGCGCAGTAATTACTTGCGACAGCGAGACTTTCTTGAACGAGAATGCCCAAGGATATTGCTGAATTGTCGCATCACGGATATTCGGGTACAGCCGGTCACAGATATTGGCGGCATCCGTACCTTCGGAAAAAGACGAGATTGGCTTTGCGCCTAGTATCAACAAGGCATCAGAACAAATCCGAATGGAGGTATCGCCAGCGGCCATTGTGAATCCTTAATGTAAGAAAGGGCTGACCTCTGAATCAGAAGCCAGCCCCGAAACTACGTTAAGCCAGATTAATCTGTGTCAGTAGCAGTGACAGTCAGACCATCGGTTACGTCTACCACCGTGCCGGAGTTGGCGTTCACCCAGACGATTGACATCGCCGGAGTACCACCAGTGCTGGTGTGGCAGAAAATGATGTCGCCGACTTTGACCAACGATGCGATGCTATTGAAATAACCCGCAGTGTTGACATCGCCGATTGCATCGGTAGTTGTGTATGTCCACATCTGTGGAGCATTTCCAGCTTTAGACTGGGAGCCAGCAGAGTTAAGACCAGTTGAACTAAATGCCATAATTATTCTCCTTTAAGCGCCGTTTTCATCGCAAGTGATTTCCACGATGCCTTCAGCGTCAATAGCCACAGCACCAGCCGAGAACATCGAGGCAACCAAATACGAGGTTTTTTCAGCGATGTAATCAATACGAGTTGTCAAACCCATACCTTCGGCCATACCAACTGCCTGCTTGTGGAACGCATAAATCTTGCGATCACCTGTTGACAGTGGCAGGCCACCCTCAGAACGATCACCAATAGTGATGAACTTAAAGCCCAAATAGGTATCAAGTTGACCAGCCACCAGCGCTTTAACAGTGTTGAAGTCCGAAGACTTAACTTCTGTTTCGTCCAGCAGGGAAGCAAGGTTGTTTGCGTGGATAACCACAAAACGGTCAGTAGGAGGAACGTTACCAGCGTCCAAAGCTTTCTTAGCAGCCAGCAACTTGTCCAGATTCAGGTTGGTATTTGCGCCACCAACGCTTGAAGCAACGGTCAACGATGTGCTGGAATTTACCAGTGCGTCAATAATCATCTGATCTTGACGACGGGCGATAGACTTCGACACAACTTGGACGAGTTCTTGACGCTCATCAAAATTGATCTTGGCCTGATTAAAAATATCCGAGTATTCGGCAGCAATGTAGTCAGACAACGTGCAAGTAACTTGCGCGTAGGTGACATTCAGAGGCGTTACATCAGTCTGCGGAATGCGAACTGTTGCGACACCTTTGCCGATTTTGGGGAATTTGTGGGTTGCAGCCTCTACACCTGTACGGAGCCGGACTGTGTTACGCAGGGCGCTTTCGCCTTGATAAGCCTGCTTAACTTCGGCATCGAACAGGGTAACAAAGGCATTAGATACTGAAATTGCCATTTTATTACCTCGTCAAAAAGTTGAAAAAAAACTCTTTGCCTTGGTTATCCAGAATTACTGGGCCGCGACTTGCGTTTACGCCACGCCTTGCGAGGAGATTCACTCCTATAAAGGGCCGGAAAGGTTGTCCTTGAAGCAAGCTTATACACTAGCTTTTTGATATTTGCAACAAAAAAACCCCCGGACCAGCCGGGGGCAAACTCCGTGGAGGAGTGGAGACTCTTATTGAGACGGGAATGCTTGTTGAAACAACTTTTCCACTTTCCTGCGGTAGGCCGGATCAGTCTTGTACTCCGGTTTACCTACCATCTCATACAGTTCATCCTTGCTTGGCAAGCCCTGAATCGGCACAGATTCCGTAGGAATGCGACCTTCATAGGTTTCCCTAAGTTTTGTCAGCGCCCGGATGCCATTGGCTGTGCCACCCCAGTTCTTAAACTCTTCAAAGTCATCGGCTCCCCAAATGCCTTTTTGTACCATACCTTTAGCCCACTGCACATGGCCTTTAATAATTTGTTCAGCATTTGGACCCAAGGCGGCACGCTCACGTTCAACGGATTGCTGAGACGATTGTGCTTGTGCGCCCATAATTTCAGAAAACTGGCCTGCCATTTCGTCAAATGCTTCCTGACTCAAGCCATACTTTGATGCCCAACCAACATATGCACTAGCCAGCGGGTCGTCAGAAATGTCTTCACCAAGAATTGAGGTGTCATATTTACCGCCCTCCGGTGCTTTGTGCTTTCCAGAACGAAACTTCTTCTCCAGTTCTGTATATGATTTGGCAATTTCTTCAAGCAAAGGTTCGTTGCCATCTTTGTTCCAAAACTTTTCAGGCCAATAATCAGGACGCTCTAACGGATCATCATCCGCTGCGGCTGCTTGATTAGCTGGTTGTTCTAGATGTGGGATTTCCGCACCAGCATCGGAGGTTGTCTCATCAGATGTTAAGTCAGCTGACTCTCCATCCAAGAGGCCACCGGAGTCTGTGGTGTCTGTCATTGGGTTGCTCTCCTTATACGTGCTTCAAGATCGCGAACAACAGCATTCTGGCCTTCTCGCCAATAGCCATAACTGTTATCCGCACCGGGTTGCCAAGATGGATTTTCAAGATAAACTTCTCGCATCCACTTCAACAATTTTTTACCGTCTTCTGTGCTAAATACACGTTGTGTTAGACGATCTAATTCTTCTCGTTTTGTCGTAACCTCGGTTACATCAACCGACGGCATTGCATCAATATCGTCCCAGCCAGCCATCCATCCTCCTTATTTTGTTGGAAACTCCATCACTTCATCTGGCAAT